TGCCGAGATTGTTTGCAGAACGATCCGCAACCACCTTATTTTGCCTGTGAACCAATTTCCAAAGCACCGCCTTCAAACTGTTGGGTTTAGCCCCCAGTTCCGCGGCCATCTGCGCCGAGGTGATGTTGGGCTGGCGCCCCAGCAGATCAAGGATGTCTTCTGACAATTTCGTTCTCCGCTTCATGCGGCCATTATAAATAGTTCGTTTCACTCGGTACCTCGTTTAATTTTGACCATGCCGCCGACTCGGTCGGCCTTTTTTATCGTTAGCGTGAACCGCTTGTCATTAACACCCAAGGCTTCCGCAATGCCATCCAGCCCAGCCTTAATGGAGGCCAAGCAGTTATCCAAGTCATGCGCCCGCTTGTTGGGAGGCACAAATTCGATGTCCAAATGAATCGGCCCATCTTCTGGAAACGACCATTTAGCCTGCTTGGCAAGCATATAACAGGCGAATCGATAGCGTTTCTTGGCGCCAGCGACCACGGCCCAATGCTCACGGGCGTTTGGAGATAACGGTCTAGGTGGCCAGGGGAGGACTAATTTATCGGGTGAGGGCTTCGATAGTGTCATTTAAGACGCTCAATTCTGTTTTTTTAGTGACATTCCACAGGGCTCTGCGCCCGTGGATGCCGTTGTGGGAGCCCTGGTGGCAATCTTTGCACAAAGGAATACAGGTAAACTGCAACCCCTGTTCGATGTGGTGGGCGTCCGATGGCCCAGCCGCACCGCAGACGCCGCAGGGCATTTTTTTGATGACCGCTAGGTGCCTGCGCTCGCGCTGGTTCAGTTTGTTATTCATGCCTTTCCCTGATGTTATTTTTGCTTTCACAGACCGTTTCACAATTGCAATTTGAGTCAACGGTTTTAACTGTTACTGACACTAAAATCGTGAATGCCACGCCCACGCAAGCGCCTAAAGCCAAAGTTGTGAGGTAGTTGTCATCAAATCTCATTTGTCATGCAGCCTTCATTGCCCCGCGCATGACCGCGGCCTTAAAGTCTTGGGGGTGCATAAAATCGGCCTCGCTGATGCCCAGTTCGCGGCCCTTGGCCACGATTCCTTGCCAGGTCTCATGCCATTCTTTGCCCTGAACGACTCCGGGCAGCGTGACTTTAAGTTCATCGTCCCACCGCTCTTGGCGCAGCCAGGTGGCCGGATAGGGTATGAATTGGCCATCATTCTTGCGCCATTGGTCGCTCTTGGTCTGGGCATCAATGGATGCAAGCAGTTCGTCCAGCGGTGGCCGGATGTTTTCAGTCTGCATCCACGCCTTACGCGCATCGCCCTTGGCTACCCGTTTTGGGTAGGCTTTCCAGAATGTATCAAACTCAGTCATGCGCCCTCTCCCTGATTGCTCTGCGGATATCTTGGGGTGTCATGCCCTCGATGTCAGCAAGTTGTGCGCATTGCTCGCGCTCGTAATCCACCGCCTTTTTGATGGCGGTCACAACGAATTCAGAGGCGCTCTGCTTAACATCCTTAATGACCGCCTGGGCGAATGCCATCAGTTGGTCGTCAGAAGCCATCCAGAGGGGCTTAAATGTGCCTTGTGGGGTCTTGGCCATGCCAACCTTTAAGGCGAGTTCTTGAAGGTCGTCACGGGTCATTTGCGGCCCCTGTCTCTGATTTGCTGAACCATGCAGGCCAACACCGCAGCGGTGTCCGTTAACCCGCGGCGGTCGGCCTCAACCTGAAGCATTCGGACGCAAGCCTCGCGCTCAATGAAAAGCGCCCTGTTGACCACTTCGACTAGATAGTCGTCAATGCTCATGCCGGAAGGCATTCCATCGACTATGTTTTTTACTTCTTGTTTGTTCATCTCACCTCCTTTTTTTTGAAGGATAGATGTTTAATTAACAGTTTGCAACCTTGCCTTTGCTCGTTCCATGCAGGCTGCGCACTTCCAGCGCCTGGTGAGGCCGTTTTGGCTTCTGATCCATCGGCCATCGGTGACTGGTTGGTACATTCGGCAGTTGTTGCAGAATCGTGTGCCGGTGGCGTTTTCTAGGGCTTGCGTTATTTTTGTGTTGATTGTTGAAGTCATAGGTTCCCCAAGGGTGATAGCCATTATCACTCTAGCGCCAGCAGTAATCAAAACAACAGATCACTACCTACGCACCCCATAAGGCAACGATTCATCCCAGCCAGGTCTGTCTATCACCCATGTCCCTGGTTGGTTCCGCAGTCCCTCGTTGACAGGCTGCTCCGGTAATCTGGTGGTGAGCCGATACCGTGTCTTTCCTTCCGCGCAGCCGATTCAGGCCCATTGCTTTCGTGCGGAGTACGGTCGGAAATGAAAAAACCCCTTAGTGAGGACTTGGGCTTGACAGGCCAGCATCGGGCAGAGACCAAACGATGACTACAAGCCCTCACTAAGAGGTTCTAGTTACTTCAAAGTCTCTGCCAAATGCCGGAGCGTCACTTCCGACAAATCAATTATAAACCATCTACAAAAAAAAAATTAAAAAAAATTGCAAAAATCGTTTGACATCCCTAAATTAACTGTTTACTATTCTCATACGGTCAACGCTCAGACCGGATTTTTAAAGGAGCAATACAAATGATTAAGCAAACAAACCAAGCACCCATCATCAAAACAGGCCGCGACCTTTATGTGGTCAAGATTCTGTCCAAGTATGAGTCGGACGATATTGCAGAGGTTATTGCAAAGCTCAAACATGATGCAAAGTCTTACTCACAATGGCGCAGGGAGATCATGGAAGAGTGCCTGTGGGCTTTTCAGGCCTGGGGTCTCAAGCTGGCCAAGAGTCGTGATTCTTATGAAATTGCTTTCCATAGCCTTGAGGAGGCAGAGCAGGCCGTTGCAGGGCTTGAGCCAGAGATCAGGCGTTATGTGAAGGCCGTTACCCTCACGCCCGTGTCGTTTGGCGGGATCATTTGATTAACGGGGCTTCGGCCCCTTGCTCGGAGAGAAGAAATGGAAAACCAAAACACCCCCACGCAGGCAGAGTTAGAGCAAGCCAAACGCGACTTCAACAATTTTTTAGAATCCCGCCGCTCGGAAGTTGACTTCTTAGTTGAGTTCAGCGAGCCCTTCTACGATGGTTCGGAGGATTAATCATGGACGACACCCAAGACCTTCACCACCAGCAGCAATTGGATGAGCAAGAGCAAATGCGTTATTGCCCTGCTTATTGCGACTACATCGCCATGCGCATCAAAGAGGCCATGAACGATTCGCAACCCGAAGACATCATTGTTGGCGCAGGCTCAGTTCGCTGGGATTTGGGCGCCAACGGTGAGTTTGTCAGCACCAAGAAGCACCTGTTCGTTGTAGACCGCAACCGTAAGACCTACAAAATCACCGTGGAGGAAATGTGATGAGCAGTTCACCAAAAACCAAGATTGATCAAGTGGCCAACCACCTGGTGCGCCACAAAACCATCACCAGTTGGAAAGCCATTGAGTTGTACCGCGCAACGCGGCTGGCCGACATCATTTTCAAACTCAAATGCCAGGGCTGGGACATTGTCTCGACCCTGCGCTTTGAGCCCGATGGCACCCGCTACGCCGTTTATCGCTTGATCTCTTACCCGAAAAAAGGAGGCAACAATGTTTAAAACCCGCTACACTTACATTGAAACAGATGAACCGCTTTGGCTAAAAATTGTTGGCGGTGTTGGATTTGTTTTCTGTTTTTTACTTTTGTGTTTTATCTAATCGGAGAGAATAGTCATGCAAAAAATTGCAACCGCACTCGTTAAAGCCCAGAAAGCCTTTGGGCCTGCACTCAAAACTTCCACCAATCCACACTTCAAGAGCAAGTATGCCGACCTGGCCGCTTGCGTTGAGGCCGTCATTGACGCGCTTAACGACAACGGCATTGCGCTGATTCAACAGTCGCATGAGTGTGCTGACGGCGTCATCATCGAAACCCTGTTTATTCATGAATCAGGGGAAACCCTATCGGGTGGCAAACTCCATGTCCCTGCCAGCAAGCAAGACCCGCAAGGGTACGGGTCGGCCATGACTTACGCCCGCCGATACGCCCTCCAGGCCGCTTGTGGCATTGCCCCAGAAGATGACGATGGCAACCGTGCCGCCCAGGCTCCAAAAGCCGTCCAGAAGCCCTCCAGGGCCGTGCGCAGCCGAGAGGAAGTTGAGACCCTAGTTAAGGCCGCAACAAGCCCTGAGTTGCTCACAACCGTCTGGAAGGCGCTGCTCCCAGAAGAGCGTGAAATGGTGCGCGACCTGGCCGCAACTCACGGCGAAAAACTCAAGACCGATGCAGTTATGTCCAACCTTGGTTTTCCTGAAGTAAGAAAGGTGGCCCAAAATGCGTGAACCTAATCCATTCCAGCAAGACGGCAATTGGTGGAACCAGCGCCTGGGCAAGATGACCGGCTCCCGCATTGCGGGGGCTATGAACTTCTTGAAGTCTGGCAAAGAGTCCACCGAGCGCGAAAACCTTCGCTACGAAATAGTCGCCGAGCGCATCAGCAATATGTTCGTTGATAAGTACGTGACGGTCGATATGCAATGGGGCGTTGATCAAGAGAGCGCAGGCAAAGAGGCGTTTGAAAACCTTACCGGCCTGATCGTGACCGATGTTGGATTCATTGATCATCCGCGCATACCCTTTTGCGGGGTGAGCCCCGATGGGTTCTGTTCGGATGGGACGCTCATTGAAGTGAAATGCCCCAAGACGAAGACACACATGAAATATGTGGCCAGTCAAACCATCCCCGCCGAATACAGGCCGCAGATGATTTTGCAGTCGGCCTGCACCGGCAAGGATGTCTGGTTTGTCTCGTATGACCCCAGGATGGGCGAGGGGCGCGACCTTTACATTAAGAAGTTCTGCCCCACGCCGGAGGAAATTGCCGAGGTGGAGAAGGCCGCAGAGCAGTTCCTCGCGGAGTGTGACGCCCTGTTTGAGTTCTTTAATAACAAATCAAATTACTTTGATAAAGGAGAGTTTTAATGCTGATGATTGGAATGGCCCGACTGGGCAATGAGCCCGAAGTGAGATACACCGCCGATGGCAAGATGGTAATGGACATGAGCCTTGCCTTTTCCTATGGCCGCAAGGTCGATGGCAAGCAGCCCACCCAATGGGTCAGCGCGACCATGTGGGGCGACCGGTGCGAAAAACTCAAGCCTTATTTAGTTAAGGGACAGTTACTTTTTGTGTCCATGACTGAGCCACATATTGAAGAATACAAACGCAAGGATGGAACCGCGGGCGTTTCTTTGCGGACTCGCCTTGGAGAAGTGGAGTTTGCAGGCCCGCGCCCAGAGCATGAGCCCGCAGCCCCAAAGGCAAAAACCTTTGACGACATCGATGACGATATTCCACCGTTCTGATGATTGCCGGCAGATACTGGGCCATTCGGTGCAAGAGTGTGTGCAAAACCTTTTACTTGAAGCATTCAAGTACCGGCTGGCCTTACTTAACATTTACAACCCGACAGGCCGCACAGGCGTGGATCGATCAACACCGCATAGACGGTGAGCCCGTGCGAGTCAAAGTTAAATTTGAGGAAGTGACATGAGAATGATTATTTTGGGCGCCTGTACCTTGTTGTTTTCCGGCTGCGGCATCATGCCCCAGAAAGATGAGATGCCAGAGCAAGAACTGCTGGTGGATGAGCGGGTTTATGCCATGAGCCGCTTGGAAGTTATGAACGCCATCAGCGAATGCCAGACCGTTAAAACGCGGGCCGTAATGATTTATGGCAAACGCAAAGTTGGTGGTGTTACTCGCGACATTGTGGTGGATGTCACTTGCGCACCGCTCTATTGACCCTGGGTTTGGTGGCCCTTGCGGCTTTTTACCACCACCACGTTGTCACCGAGGCCACGGCCAGAGGTGATGAGCGCGGATACAAACGCGGGGTCGAGCATGGTTATGCCAAGGGTTATCGCACGGGAAACCTCGATGCCCTGTCGGTTACGCCGCCATCGGAGCGCCTGGAGTTGATTTGCGCCAGCCTCTGGATGGAAGACATCGACCAAACTTGGGAAAAAAAAGGGCTTCGCTAGGAAGCCCCAAAGGAAGAGAGATGAAACGCCCTTAGTCTATCAGGCAAACTGGCGCACTCCCTGGCGGTCAATGATTAATTTTGACCCTCGGGGAGCCGCGTCCGGTGTGTTAGGAACACTAATGTGCGTCCATGAGTCAAACTCTAAAATGATCTGATCAAATGGCACATTGGCTTCGATGCAAGCCTCAACAACCTGTCTGGGTGTCATACCAGGCACCCGCAAATCGGCTGCACACCCAAGGCGGTGCTGACTGGAGTCTTTTGAGCCCACCGCATCATTAACTGGTTTTGACCTAAATCCCGAGTTGATCATCACGGGTTTGCCGCCAACCGCCGCCTTTACATCCTGAAGCAATGCCGCAAGGCGTTTAAGGTTTTCGAGTTCTTGGTCGTTGGGGGTGTTGTCCCACCCGCCTCTAGCCGCCGTTTCAGAACGGGTTAGTTCCTCAAGAGAAAAATTAGGGCTTAGTTGCATTTTTTTCCTTTAGTGCAAGTATTTTTTCAAGGGTTCGGCCACCAAAATAAAAACTCATAATCAACATCCCCCATTGGCCAAGTAGGGTGACATATTCTTCGTTGGCGTTATACCCAAACGCAGACATCATCGCGAACACCGTATAGACCGTCAAAATAAAAATAAGTGTCATGGGCCTGATGTTTTTTGATAGCCAGGAATCCGAGCCCATGTCGGCCTGCGCTCGCTTGGTCAGTTCTTGGGCCTCGATGTTATCGGCCTGGAGTTCGGCCAGCCTGCCCTCGGCCTGTATCCTGGCAAGTTCAGCCATTGCCTTGTTTTTGGCTTCTGGGTCTGGCAATACCTTATCCAGCACCTTTTCGCCAATGCTCATAAGCGCACCCAATGGAATCATTTTTCATCACCTTTTATTGCGTTAGCCGCAGCATAGGCGCCCTTGCGCCCGACTATTCCTCCGACCGCCCCAATACATAACAACATCACATCTTTCATCATGGCCAAAAACTGGGCGTCAACAGGTGCGATGCGCTCCATATCTTGTTCAACGAACATCACGGCCAACAATATGCAGACAACCGAAATCAATAGAATTCCAGCCAGCACCATCACAATCAGCGCCCAGACACGCACCTCAATTTGCTCGGTAGTTAGTTCCTTAAACATTTCTCTTGATCTCCATACGAATGCATTTTGCGCTTAAGCCAGGGTGATTGACGCGAATGACTTCCTTGCGAATCTCGCATTCCGGTTTGGTCGGATAAGACTCAATGCGCACCTCGTCTTGCAAAAAAATAACAAGCAAAAAGTAAACGGTCATTTGCCCATTTTGAATGCAAAGTCAATCATCACCCAAAGCATAAGCAGCCCAACAACAATAATGGCCGTGCCGCCGCCATACAGTTTTACCTTGTACCAAAACTCAGCCTCGGCATTCTCTTGATCCTGTTGGGCCTTGATCCTGTCTGACCGAACTTTGCGGCGCATCTCGCAAAACTTCTTGTAACCATCCATGCCCCCAAAACCGCCCTCAAGGTCGGCAAATGCCCCATAGAGAAACTCATGTTTTAACTGTCGCTCGATTTCAGCCATCTTGTTTTCTGCCTCAAAAATGCTGAATGCTTCCTGAGTTTCATTGCTAAATGCGCCATCTTTTTTAGCAAAAAGTTTGACCTTTTTTGGCTTGTTCTTTTCTTTGCTAATCGCCTGTTCAAGTTGATCAGCCACGCCGATATATTTGCCAAGTTGGCCCCATACATCCTCGGCCTCTTTTGCAAACTCGGCAGCCTTTTTAACGCCTGACCATATTGCCGAGGCGGTCGCTAGTAGGGTAATCGGATCGATGACGGCCTCACTTGTCTGCCTTGTCGTTCAATCTATCAAAGAAAGATGACATCATGCTTTCAAGTTTATCGAACCGCGCCATCATCTCTTGGCGAACCTCTTTCATCTCATCGCGCCGAACATAAATTTCAGGCAAATTTTTTTCGATCTGGTGGATGTCTTTCCGCAATTCTTTTACCGAGTCCCAAATTTCTCTGGCGAACCACCCGATAAACCCAATTAAAACGCCCAGCGCAATGTTAATGAGTATCTGCCAGTCCATGATTAGGTCTTCATAATGTAGCAAAGCGCATAGTACGGGGGAAGGTTGGCGTTAGTGCCTGAAGAACCCGCAGAATTAACTGTGATACCTGTTGTTGCTGATGAAGTATCTCGACCTGATGGAGCAGTTGATGTTCCTGTTGATACTAACACCCTGTCTGTAAAAGCCGCTGACAATGTTAGACCATAACCAGCATCTTCGTTTGCACTTGTATACGCTCTTAATGTATGAGTGTGACCGCCATCAGTAATACTATGACTGTGGGCTACAACCCCCGCATTCGCAGAGCCTCCAACCGCATCCACCGCGTAAGTGGTTCCAGCACCGACAACAAATCGGTCTCGCAAGTCTGGTGTTCCATTGGAGCCGTTACACAACACATACCCCGAGGGAATAGAGCCAATTGACCCCGACCACAAAATAATTGAGCCCGAGGGCAATGGCGTGGGTGGAACTGGGGCGACCCCAGTAATGCCATAAATGTTGTCGTAAGTCTGAATCACCACATCGCTGGCGTCACTAAGAACGAACTTATAAAAGAAGCCATCCAGCAACCAGATGTCGGCCGGAGGTCTGCCGCTTGTCCCAAGAATAATTGGGTTCGTGTTTGCAATGAGACCGCCGTTGTCTGTGTAGGTCGCGAGCGGCGTTGTCGAGCCAGCCTGGTAAGTCTGAAGTTTGCCGCCAGCCAATGGCAGGCCATCATTGCTGAAGAACTGAAAACCATTGCCAATAGGCGAGAGATTGACTGCCATTCTTATTTTCCTTTATTAAGAAGGTCTCTAATCGGTGTTGACTCGCCCTCAACCCCCGCAAGTGGTCTAAGGCTTTCACGCTCAAATCGTTTTGCTGCACGGGCCGCCCTTGCTCGCGCGGCCATTGTTCCCAACGATAAACCAGGCACCGCCAAGTTAAAGGCTTGCTCGGCGCCCTTGCCTGCTTTTTCAGCCAGGGCCGCAACAAAGGTGCCGCTATTGTTGGCAAATGACCCAGTCGGTTGCGCCATGACTTTACGCGATACCTCGGCCAAATTCCGTAAGGTCATTGCCGTGCCTGGATCGAAAATTTCCAACATCTTGGGGTCAATCTCACGCAAGGCTTTATTGAATGCCGCTTGGGAAAAGTTGCCCTTGCCGTCAATGGCCTGCTTTGTTAAGTGGGCTATGATGTCAGCCGCGATTGCCTGCTGGCCTTCGCTACCCTTTCCAAGCGCCTCAATCATAGTGCGCACATTCTTTTCGGTTCCTTTACCCTTGCTCAATACAAAGGTCGAGACAAAGTTCTCGGGCGCAACCGTTTCATTAACCGCCGCATTGTAGGCGGGGTCGCGCTTTAGTGCATCGAATCGTTCTTTGGCCGCAGACCGCGCAGCATCGGCCAAGGGCTTGAGCGCAGCCGCCTCGCCAGACAAAGGCAGGGCTTCCAGCGCATCACGCACAACCGAGAGCGCCATCGCCGCGTTACCGTCACCGGCCCGCTCCGCTTTTCTAATCTCGGTGGCCAGGTTGGTTCGCAACGCCTCAAACTGCTCAAAATCCATTCTCTCGCCATTGCGATAAGCCTGGAGTTGCCGATCAATTGTCGGGGGCAAAAACTCGCTTTTAAGTTTCTTGCTCAGTTGGGCATCTGCGGATCGAACGAACTTGGCCGCATCAATCGGGAAGTCACCGCCCGCGGCCTCTTCAAGTTGCCGGTATAAGTCGCCAATCCTAGAGCGCCGTGCGTCATCAATGAGTTTGTAGTTGTCAATCACAATCTGGCCAAAATCCGAGGGTTTTGTGCCATATACATCGGGGGCCGCTTGCTCGCGGATAAGGCGCAAGTTCTCAACCAGGGCCGCGTTTTGCTCGCCCAGGCGGTTGGCAATGTTAGGCAATTCGCCCCTGCGGTTTAATTCATTGCTCAATGCAACCAAGTCGCCACTTGCTTGGCCCCGCGTCAATTGAATGGGAGCCGGAAGGTTCAATGCCTGCCCGTGCGATTCAAGCGCATTCAAATTGATTTTGTTTATTGGAATTGCCCTGGCTTGTGCCTGCGCATCCAGGGGGAGCGCCGCAATAGCCGCCTCAATGGCCACAGGGTCACGCCGCCCCGCAGCGCCCACACTTGCAAGCCCAGGCAACCCTGGCGGGTCTTGTCTGAATTGTGGGGCCAGTCCTTCGATAATCGCCCTCGTTTGCGCATACTCTTCGGCGCTTACTTTTGGCTTTACTTTGGGGGGCCGCACCGGCATACGGCCAGCAGAACCAAGCGCCATTAATTCGGGCGTTGCAATCGGAGGAAGTTTGGTCGCCTCAAATGCTTCGCCGAGACCCTCAACCATTTCTCGGCCTGCTTCGGTGCGGGGCGCATAGGTTCCCGCCTGCATACGGCGCTCAAAGGCTTTTGTGCTTGTGTCTTTTTTCCCAGTCAAAATGTCGGTGCCGAGTTGCTCAACCGCCGCAATTGGGGCCATTGCCCCGCTTGTTACGGCAGTCAGTAATGCTTCGCCGCCGCCGACCAAGTAATCCTTGAGGCTTCTCGACTTTCTTGGTTGCGGTTGGTCACGAACCACGCGGCCAGACGCATCCAGTTGCGGCACCGCCGCCTGAAGCATGGCCTTCTCTTTTGAGATTGCCTCTTGCTTGGCCTTGCCGATGTTTTCAATTCGATTGGTGATGATGCTATCAAGGTCGGCGGTCTCGGTTTTTGCCGCCGTTTTCATGCGCTCTTGAATGATGTTTTCTAATGGGTCGGCCTTGGGGGCCGCTTGCTCGCCCTGCAACCTTGCCGCCGGTGACGAATTAATGCGCTCAAAAAATTGGGTGCGCACCTCGACCGGATAGGCATTGAACTTATCGGGATTGGTCAAGATGTCCCTTGGGTTTAATCCCATAGCATTCATGGCCTGATTGGCCTTTTCGACCATGTCCGGCGTTAAGTTTTCATGCCGAAATTGGTCGTTCATCGCAAGGTTCCAGTCTCGGTGAGTTTCTTAATGTTGCGATACTTGTTTTGAAAGTCCACCAGTTCATCCGCGTTGGTCGGAAGAATCTTATCCAATGCTGATTTTTGTTTTTGAGGGTCTTTGATGTTCTTAACAATTGAGATGGCCTCAAACACCCGCAAGTCAGCATTTTCATTCCATGCCTGCTGGAAGGCGGGGAGGTTTGCATTGCCAAACAATGTCGCCGCTTTTTGAGCGCCCTTGGCCTCCATGTCTACCTTGGTCAATTCACCGTTAAGCCTGCTGGCAATTGAAAGCAGCACCTGGGGAGGGTAGGTCTCGTCACCCGTTGCACGGGCCACCAGAGCCTTACCGGCATCTGTTGTAAGGTCGCCGCCGGTTGACCGCATGAGCGCAATTTGAGCATTTGCAATGTCTTTTGAAAGTTGCTTGTATTGCTCTTCACCAAAGAATGTGCGCACGGCCCGCTCAATGTCAGCCGGTTTACCGGTTTGGAAGTTAATCGTCTTGGCCAGTTCTTCTGCGCCTTTGATAACCTCAGACACATTACGAATGGCCTTGGGAACTTCGCCCTGGGCCGTCATCATGTTGTTGAGGTAAGTGGTGCCTGCAACCTGGGCCTCTTGTTCGCCAGGGGCAAACGGGCGAATATCGCCAGCGCGGCGCACGGGGAAACGAACTTGAAATCCAGGGTCAACGGCTTGAGCGGGCGCGGCCATCGGCGCAGCCTGGGGTGCAGGCGCAACCGGAGCATTTTGAGGTGCAGGCACAGTTGGTGCCGTCATGTCGGCTGGCGTTACTCCGCGAGGTGCCGCTGCTTGTTGAGCGCCTACCGCCCCTTCAAGTCGCAATGGCCTAACAACCCCTTCTGCTGGCGACATGAGCGCGGGAGAAGGAAGACCAGCAACCGGTTGGGGCGTCATCATGTTGGCTCGGGTTGCTTGATCAAGACCAGCAACCATCCGTTGCTTGATGTACCCCTGCAAACTCGCGGGATCGTTCATCGCTCGGGTAATGTAAGGCGCGGCAAGTTGCTTTCCTTGAGTTTCCCAGTCAATTCCAGCGTTTTGCGCTTGAATCCTTGCGTTTTCCGTAACCTCTGTTAACAAGGCGTTTTTATCAACCGGTTTTCCCTGCGCAGCCGCAACAACCAAAGGATTGAACATTAACGACACCTGGCCGTTAGTAATGATTTGAGCCTTTTGATTGTTTAACTCCATTGCCGATTTTTCGGCGCCCGATTGCGCAGACTTTGCTTCGGCGGTCGTCTTTTTAATCAGTTCTGGATACAGTTCCGATAGCCGCGAAAATTCCATTGCCTTGGTAGCAGTTCCAAGCAATTCGCCCATTGATTGGGGCTGCGGCCCTTTTACGCCAAGAGCAATGTCTGGTTTGATCCCAAAGTCTGCCATGATTATTCCTTTTGTTATGCAATTACAGGGGGCGCTTCAAAAGACTGAATGGCCTGCGGCGCATAAGCTGAAGTTGGCGCAGTTACTGCGGGCGTTGTTGCAAATGGATTTTTACCCATCAACGCCGCCAGTTGCAGATAATTTGATGGGCCTTGTAATGCGTTTTGCCATGCATTTGCCGCGCCCACCTGGCCAGCCGCCTGGGCTTGAGCGCCACCAACGGTTAAAGTCCCAAGGTTTTGAGCAGTCGTTGTTCCCATGCCAACGCCAGTATTAACGGCACCTTGGCCCATGCCAGCAATGTTGGCCAGGGTGTTGTATATGTTGCCGCGCTCGGTTTGGAATCGATTGAATGCGTTTCCATATTCGGTGGAGGCCAGATTCTGCCCAAACTCTTCCAAGCCGCGCAGGGTGTTGCCGCTGATCGCACCGCCGCCAACATTAAGCAGTCGAGCGGTCGATTGCTCGCCCAGTTTGCGCCTAAACTCCATGCTGGGGTCAAGATACTGAGCAAGTTGCTCTTCACCAAATTGGGTGGTTAAAAGAGGCTTTAAGCCCTCAATATCTTGAAGGGCCGTGTATCCGGATTCGCGATAAGGAGCAAGGTCTTCGCGCCCCTGCTCATACATTTCTTGTTGGATTAGTGCAGCCTGTACCGTGGCATCTGATGTCGTTTGAGCCGCGCTTTTTGCAGCTTTTGACCCCATAGCGCCAGTTATAACGCTACTCGTTACGATTGCTGCGGCTACCCAAGTCATTTTTGCACCTCTACCAATTTAAGTTTATTGAACGCATCAAATAGCGCCGATTCGTCAGGTTCTATCAATTCCGATTCAATCTCGTCCAAATCGGTTTTGTCAGTTCGGTGGAAGGTGATCCCAATTGAATCTTCTACCGCCAGCGTTACCCGCTTGGTTCCCGCTTTAGATTCGATTATATCGCCCGCCCTCAGAGTTACCATCCCTTTTTCTGACCAGGCAATAATTTCACCGGAAGCGCATAAAAAAAGATGATCCTTTTTGTGAACCTTGCCAACAATTAATGTTCCAGCCGGTCTTTGCAATTTTCTGCAATACATTCCATCCGAAAAATAATGTTCTGTTGGCAATTCAACCTGGGGCATTTTCATCATTTCGCCTTGAAGGCGACTGATTTGCTCCAGGGTTGGTGCCTCTTCTTTTAAATCGATGTCAAACATTGTAGTAAGGCACCTTTTTAGATTCGCCGTTTACCGTCACCTCAATAAACCCCGCAGGGGCCGCCGGCAAGGTTGCGGAGCCAGCAGTCGCAGAAGTGGCGCTGGAGAAATTTAAGAGGTTGAGAAAAAACAATTGCCACGCCCGCGTAGGTCTCTGCGTCTGGTCAATCAACGGTGAGTTTGGAATTCGTTGGTTTTGAGGGGTTGCCATTAGTTCTCTCCAGCCTCGGCCTTTAGGTTTGCTGAAACGATTACCGCTTTAACAGGGTCGGTCACCGACACTTCAAATACCCTATCCCGAGACCAACCCAGGCGCCGCCAAATGGCGCGGTTCTGATACTTGCCCTGCTTGCCAATGCTCGTCCAGTATTCATTCGACCAAGTCGAGCCGCCATCGTTTGACCATCGCAATATCGCCTTCGGGTCTTGGCCTTGGCCGGTGGACAGTCCAACACCTGGCTGGAACTGAATTTGGAGTTCGTGAAAATACTGGCGCTGAAGGTCTGAAGTGATATGCGGAGCCCTGCGGATGCGCCGAATAATTTGGCCATCATCGGTATAAAACTCGCGGCCAAGTTGGTAAATCTTGCCGTTCTCGTAATCCCCGACCAGAACTTGCTGGTTAAAAAATGCGCAACAGTTGCCACGATGCCGCTCAAAATCGTTTTCAGAATTTCTATAGAGCCACTTATGCCAAAGGCCGGTGGTGTTGTCATAGGCCCAGGTCAGGCCGTTTTCACCCACCGATGGGAACGACACGACATAAACCTCATGCCCTTCTAATTGGTAAGTCCATGCAATAGCGTCTGAAACATTCTGGTTTACCAAAGTGGTTTCAACCGCATGAGTGGAGATTCTCTCTGGAAAATACCCATTCATGCGCACAATCATGGCCTCGCCACGGTTGTTTTTGGACACATAAGCAAACGAATTACCCATTCTGGCGCATGACCAGCGAGCCGCGATACCCTGCTGGGTCGATGTGCCTGGGATGCGAGTAAAAGGAAATGGGACGCCGCCGGAGTTAATCCAAACCTCTGATGACATCTCGCCCAACAAGTAGACTTCGCGCCTATCAACAATCACGGCGACCAGGTCATCGGGTGAGCCATCCTTGCTCGCAAACGACAATGAATCACTAATCGGCGAAAGAAGATCAGACGACCCAAACAGTTGGGAACCTGGCTTGTTGTAAATAAAATAGTTGTCGGCAATATCTACCGTGCCGCCGCCCTCAAACGCGCCATCGGTTGCTGGCAATACCGTCCAGTTAAGGGAATAAATAGTTGCGCTTGCCGCAGTCTGGCTCACACTTACTGTATAGGTTCCTGTGCCGCCCGTTCCAGTTCCAAGGGCGGTGATGATGGTTCCATTCGTTACATTGGCGCCTTCAAGGGTCTGACCGACCTGCAAGGTTCCGCTTGCTACCGCAGAAACCGTCAAAGTGGTTCCTGAAATAGAGCCCGTAAAAATTGCAGGCGCTTCAGTTGAATTAATGCTGGTGGACGACACCGTTTGTGAGTTGCTGACGGTATAAGTTCCAGCCCCGCCCGTTCCAGTTCCAAGCGCCGTAATGACGGTGTTTAACGCAATGCCCTCGCCAAAAATGGCCTGTCCTACCTCAATGGTTCCATTAAGAACTGAGGTGACTGTAAGGGTTGTGCTAGAGATGTCGCCGGTAAAAGTTGCCGAGGATGGGTTAGAAATAAACCATGTGTACCGGTAGTCGGTGTCAACAATATAAACATTGACGCCGTTATCCACAATGCCCACCATGCCAGACCCACTATTCATCTGTCCGACCATTTTGGGCGTGTAGTCCGACTCCATTACATATACAAAATCCCCGCAGACCACCACAACCTGGGTGCCACCAGATAGGGTGCGAATGCCGCGAACCTCTTCTTGGTTCGGCATAATGGCCACGGTTTCTAAGCCTGGAGTTGGATAGAGCGCAATGATGCCCCGCTCGCCCTGCGCCTTGGTTGGGTCAATTTCAGGGTAAAAGTTGATGCATTCTTGCGCGTCTTGATAAATAGACGGCGCTTCGTATGCGGCCCCGACAAATCCAAAGTCAGGCATCAAAAGCCCCCAGTAAGAATCCAGCCTGCATCGGCTCGCTTGCCGACAATCAGCGTGTCCTCAAACCTGGCCACCTGAACTGGGCGCATATTAGTGCGTTTGATCGTTGCCTTTGCGTGGTTGGCAAACCCGTTAATCATCTGAATTTGAGTTGTGCTGGCCTTTCCATACATAGGCATCAGCCGCTGGGCAAGGCACCAACGCAACGCCATGTAATAGCCCTGCGGGATCACAATTTCATCATTGATGGACACAAACCGCTGAAACAGGGTGTCGGAAAAGATGTGCATTTCCCCTTGCGAGGGGTTTGGCCAGACCGTGATTGTTCCCAGGGTCTCGCTGGGTTGGTAGTAAAGCGCACGGGGCCACGGCCCGTTCAGCGTCTTTAAGCCAATGAGTTCGTAATTCTCTAGGTTGAGAATTGTAATCGGGTAATCCAGGCCACCATTGAGGATGGGCTGCCCGTTCTCGTTCGTATTAATTCGCACAAACGCAGAATTAATGTTTAAGGGGCGCTCGTAATAGGCCGAAATGGTGGTGGACGCTACGGTCTGCGAGATGTTGACGGTATAGGTGCCGTCTGAGTTCACATTACCGCCTGCGCCAGAGCCAAACCGGACAATCTTAGTGCCTGCGGCCACGCCTGAACCCGTTATCGTCATGCCCAGGGCAATCGCGCCGTCCGACACATCGGTGACCGTCAGGGTTGTTCCAGAAATAGAACCGGTAATCGTGCCGCCAATTTGGCCACCAGGGCCGATGGTGTATTGAGTCTGGCCCGCAGTCAGGGTGAAAATGATCTCGGTCTTATAAAAGACCATCATGGATTCATTCGACCATTGATCGAGCATATCGTTGAGCATATCGAATGCGTCTTGCGCATCCGCAGGGGCTGGGGTCTCACCGGCTTCTAAAGCCCCAATGTCTTTTAGGGCGCGGGAGATAATGTCGATTGGTTGCGTCATATCTTCACCTTAAAGGTATCCACGGCCCAGGGCGGTTTGGTCGATGGTGCTGACTTCAACGCATCCAGTTGCTCTTGTAACCTGTATTTTATTAGATGTTTGCCGTCTTGGGTAGCATCCAAATCCAGCCAATGGGCAACCTGGGATTCTGAGGTGTTCGCGTCAACCGTAAATTCTGCCCGCATTAACCAGTTCCCCTCGGTCTCGACCTTATGCTCGCCTTCTGTCAGGGTGCAATGGTATTTGACGCGGCGCAATACGCCATCATCGATGAGGGTCTCAAGGATTTTCCATGTAAACATAATTATTCGCCCATCGGAACAAAGTCTGGGTCAGTCGGAAGTTGCACATCAGGGAAGCCTTCAGCATTGGGAAGGTCACGCAATGCTTGCCTATACGCGGCCC